AAAGTTATTAAAGTATGATCCCACTAGATTTGCTTGCCAGTCATTTGAGGTTGGCACACCCACATTTATGTTCTCCGCGTGAATTGACTGAGATACCGATAATGCGTATTTGTTTGATACTGCACCATCTGGAGAGTTCATTAATCCAGTTGTAGAACCTGTTATTTCAATATTGTTTGTAGTTGCGTAAACAGATCCAGTTGGTTTGAATATTGTAGCTGCATCCATTGATGCACTTAATTGTGCAATTGATTGAGAAACAAATGGATAATTTGCTAATTGTATTTCAGCACCTTTTAAACCCGCTGCCCAATAGTCATTTGTTGAATCCCATATTAATGAACCCGTTGATATACTTGCTCCTGTTGGGTCTTTTACATAGATACCACCATTTGCTAAACTATTACCATTTAATTCTAATATGTTATCTCCTAATTGAATTGTTGATGCTGCTATATTTACAATTGAAGAACTTCCTAAAATTGTAAGATTACCTGCAATTGTTGTAGAACCACTAACATATAAATTTTTACCAATACCAACACCACCACTTATGATTAATGCTCCATCGTTCCATGTAGTATTTTGTGTTGAATTTTGTATAGTTGTAATACCACTTACTTCTACATTACCTGCAGTTTCTAATTTTATTTTTTCAGAACCATTAGTAGTGTCAATTGTAATGTAAGGATTTGAACCTTCTTTAACACTTAATGCACCTGCAACATTGTCTTTAACTTTGATGTCGGTTGCAACATAAGATACATCAACTATACCACCACTTACTATTAAATTATTTGTAAGTGATACATTTCCATCATTAAAATTTGCAGTACCTTTAACTAATACTGAAGCTGAAATTTGAACTACATCTACCGAACTATTATCTCCTAAAAATGTAGAACCTGAAACTGTTAAGTTATTTTCAATTATTTCAGAACCCTTTAAGAAAATACTTCCTGTTTGAACAGTAGAACCCGATATATTTACTGATGCTGTTACATTTAATAAATCGGTAACATCATCTCCTATAAAAGTAGAACCTGAAACTGTTAAATTATCTTTTATTCTAACATTTCCTGCATCAAAACTAGTTGAACCAGAAAGTGTTAACGAACCTGTTATTTTTATTAAGTCGGTTGTATCATTTCCTAAAGATGTTGAACCTGATACTGTTAAATTATCGTTTATTCTAACATCTCCTGAATTAAAATTGGATGTACCTGAAACAAATAAAGATGAACTAACTACAAACGTTTGTCCTCCTCCTTTTGAACCAAATACTGCAGAACCACTTACTGCTAAGTCATCAAAAATTTGAACACCATTAAGTGTAATTGCACCCGCCTTTAAGGTATCTATATATGCAGTACCACTAATATGTAAGTTTTTCCAGTTTTGTGTTGGAGCTCCTAAATTAAATTGATTATCTAATTCTGGTAAAATTGATGAACTTACTTCACCACCAAATACGATTAAATCCGTAGTTTGATTACCAATATTGATATTACCACCTAAAAAGATGTTTCCACTAATATTTGCATCTCCACTTAAATAAAGATTTGATGCAGTGATATCTCCACTTGCAGAAATGTTTCCTCTTGCTTCAATACTTCCTGTTACTTGGATTGAACCATTAATAGATTGTAGAGTAATTTTATTAATACTTCTACCTTCTAAGTTACCGGTTAAGTCCATATTAGTATGACCAGAACCTGGTACATTGTCAACATCCGATCCTAATATATAAAGTGTTTGGTCGTTTGTAGAATAAAATGGAGTACCATCAATTATAGATTTATATGTACCTACTGGTATTGATGGTTTATTTGTACCTTGATAAATTTTGGAAACGGCTTTATATACACCTGCCACACCTTCATCGGTATCAGTTGGAGACCCAATAAATACAAAGGGGCCTGCTAAATCACTTATTGAACCTGATGCGACAATTAATTCGGCGTTTCTTGTGGTAATATTTTGAACACTACCAATACTACCCCTACGATGTTTTATGATTTGAGCCATGCTTTACTTAATTAATATAGTTATTCTAATCTATAAATATGTTTTTTTAAGATAAAAATGATTTATTCGTTTAACTTACTAAAATACTCCTAAATCTATCACTCCAGGTAATTGATAAGACGAAGTTACAACTGGATCTGTTGTTCCAATTGTTCCAAATCTTTGAACATATATTGATGCGGATACTGCATTTCTTATAGTTGCATCTAAACTAGACGTAACATAATTATCAACGACTGCCATAGCACCCGAAACAATTAACGAATATTCATCATCGGTTCTCGCTTTAATCGTTAAACTACCAAGTAAATCCAATGCACCCGTTATTGGTACATTAAAATTGGTAAAATCAATTTGTTTTGGTTGTATTAAATCTGCCATTGTATCCGTTATCTATTATTATTGTGTATAAATATCTATTGTTTAAATTTACCTCTGACGGAAATATTATTTATTGTTACATTGTCAAAGTCAATATAATTACTATTTAAAGTTATAACTACATTATCTCCAATTTCTTTTATTGAATAATTTCCGGGTATCTGTAATCCATAAACTAATACTTCAAAATTATTAGGTGATGCACCTTCTGTACCATAATCTAATGATGAACTATAAATGATTAAACTTCCAAATCCAACATTACTAAAATCATTAATTCCTTTTTCAATTTGTTTTGCACTATTTTCTAATATTTCTTTATAAAAATCAGATATAGTTGTTTTGTTATTTACTAATTTAATTGGATTTGGATTTGAACGAGTTTTAGATTGAAATTTTGTATTATTTGGAATTTCAATATTTTGTAAGCTTCCTGTTAAATCATTATTAGTAAGATTATTTACATTAACCTTTGGAACAACTCTATTAAGTTTTCTATTATTTGAATTAAATTGTTTAAGCATATTGTTCTATATCTCCTATTATAGTAATTATGTCATTTGCATCCAATGAGTAACTAAAATTACTTTTTTTAAATTTTATTAATAAACCATTAGGGCCGTTGGAAATTTCATAATCTCTTGGACTTATATTTTGTGTATTTATTCTTATATTTAATCTATCTTGAGTTTCTCTATATTCAATTTCTCTTAATATAGTTGCAAAACGATATCCAGTAGCTTCAAAAATAAAAAAATTAGAATCATTTAAATCGTATGCAGATAATATTGCTCTATTAAATTTTCTACTTATTTTTTGAGTAATATCTAATAAACTTCTTTTCATTATACAATATCAATAAATTTACCAGTTATTGTAATTTCGTAAATACTAGTAACACTAAACCCTAAATTTGCAGGTAAAAATGTTATAACTAATGAATTACTGGAAACTACTGCTGTAAAATGTGTTACATCATAATATCTAACACCATTTATATATAATTTAATATCGTATATATTTCCACTATAAGTTATTCCTGATGTTACTACTGATGTTAATTGTGCAGGTGCTTGTATTAATTTTATTCCTGTAAAAGTAATGGTATTATTTGAAACAATATTTTGTACTTTACTATTATTTAAAGATAAAAAGTCAATTAAATCTTTGTTGTCATAATATGGTGATGGTGTAGTTAACATACCTTCTAATCTACCATTTCCAGTTACATCTGTCTCCGTTGAAACTACTACTCTTTTAATTGACATTGATTTTTTAATAGTATTTTCTCCGTCAAATTTTTCTGGAAGTAAATATGCTTTAACATTCAAAGTAAATTCTACTCTATTAATTCTTTCAGTACCTTCTCCAACTTCGTTTATTACATTATAGTCCGAAACAGATGTTCTAAATTTAAAATGGTCTTTATCTCCCCAATATGATGATGCGTAATTTAATTGTTCTATGACTGAATTTAATTGTTCTGTAAAGTTAGTCCAAACCATACACTCATAATTTAACTCAACATATTCTGGCATTGTTATATTATAAATTTCATATTTTGGTTTTACATTTGAACCTAATAATGTAAATCTATCGTATCTATTATCTTTTGAATATTTTGTAACACCTGAATAAGATACATGTCTATTTAACATTGGCATCGTTTCATCTTTTGCAATAGATGTTCTTCGTATCATCATAAGTGGTAATTGTATTTTACCCTTATTGTCTCTATAAACACCCTGTCTCCTTGCACCTACCCATCTTTCGGAATTGCCATATATAACAGGAATTTTTAATACCTTTCCGTTGTCATCTAAAGGTGGTAAAAGTGTATCTTCCAAATATGTCATCATCGCATAGTCAATGTCAAACAGAGTTATACTTTGCTTTAAGTCTCCTTTTGCGGATTTGATTTGTTTTGCTCTATTTAAATCAGCTTTTAGTGGATTTGTAGACATAATTAATTTATTCTTTCTTCAATATTTAATGCAGATTTAGATACCATAAATGTCTCACAAACAATACTAAAATTATTGTCAGGGTTTCCACCTATAAATTGAATTTCATTTGTATTGTCAATTTCATAATAAGATGTGTCAAAAAATATTATATCACCTACTTCAGGATATACGTTTTTCTCCTCACACATTATTCTATCTAATTTAAATGTTATGTTTTGTTGCATGTCAGGACCAAATCCTTCATATACAACATCTTCAGGACTTTTTGAATATAATGCATATAGCTGAACTCCTGGATACCAAGTTTTATTTAAAGATTCACCATAGATGTTTACTTTTGTTTCATTCATATTAATTTTGAATAAAACAATTGTATTTTGTACAACATCATCTACTAATTCTCTTGCTATACCTTTAAAAAATTCAATGTCTCTTGTTTGTAAAAATTTTGACATATTATCCTAAATATAATTTTAATGGAACTTTTCTTAACATATCTTGATGGTAGTCTGCTTCATTTTTTCTTATTTCAAATTGATTTTTTCTACCTAATTCTTCTAAATTTTCTCTTAATTGTTTTATCAATTCATCTTTTTCAACTTGTGCCTCTGCTCTTAATGCTGCACCATCTAAACTAACTTCTGCATCTGGAATTGGAATAGTTGAATATTTTTCTCTAATTGCACCTAATAATTCTTTTGATAATGCAAGAGTATATTTTCTAATCCATTGCTTACCCACCTCATTTATTTTTATATACGGAATAAAATCATATCTAATGTTTGAATAGTCAGCTACAACACCATCTTGTATTATTGATGAGTTATTTTCAAAAGTATCTCTTTCAAAATATTCATAGTATATTCTAGCACGAGTTCCGTCAGTTGGTAAAGGGAATATTTCTAATTTATTATTTACAATATTAAAACTAAATGCTGATTTACGAATGTGGTCATTAAATTCAATTTGTTGCATTCTCAATACATCTTCATATAGAGGCATCATTAAGAATTGTGCTGCAGGTGAGAAATTACCAAATCCTAATTCTGACATTAAATTTAAAGTACCTTGTGCACCTACTGAATACGGATCAAAGAAACGAGCTATTGCAGGTGTTGCTTCATAGAATACTTTAACAACATCTCTTTGTACGGATGAACTTAATGATTGTGATGTAGCTGCGTCATATGATAGAGTTGTTAAATCATATTTTTGTACACCTGGAGTTATGTCTATGTAGGCTTTTTTAATATCTACATTTCCACCTACTCCTGATAATGTTCCGTATGATTGTGCCATTCTAAAAATTGTTGGAACCGAAGAACCATCTACTAATTTTTGAGAATAATTTGAACCCGTTGCTGCACCTTTTAAGATATCTAAATTATTTCTAATATTAAATTGATTTACTTGTGCACCATATTCCGAAGTAGCTTCTTCAAAACATGCAAAAAAAGATGCAGATGTTAATTCCACATCTATAATTGGATAACCTAATCTTTTAGCACACCAATCGGCAGTTTTAGGAGCATCAGTTTGGAATGATGTATCTGTATCGTATATTCCAAAGGGTGTTGAACCTGTTGCAAATGAAGAACTTCCAGGCCATTTTAAGTTTAAAGACATATTAAAAAAGTTATAGTTTTACTACTATAAATATGAATTATATAAATAAAAAAAGGGGAAAGTATTTCTACTCTCCCCTTTTCTTTTTATTGTAAGTTTATTACTTATCTAATCTACTCAAAGATTAAAGTGTTTCCATACCGTCAATCACAATCTTACCGTAAAATTCTGGTCTTACGATTTTCTTTGCGTATCTAGTCATAACACCTCTACGTGGAGTAAAGTTAGTTGGGTCGTAAACTAATGGAGTCATAATCAATGGTACATAAGGTGCGTAAACTGCTCCTGTTTCGAAGAAGTTAGAACCTTTGAAGCCCATTAAGATAACGTTCTCTGTCATGTATGGGTTTTTGTAAACGTCATATCTGTTAGAGATAGAACCAATGTTAGTTACACCTGCAGAGAAAGTCAATGCATCTTTTCCTGGGTTAGCAGAAAATCCGTTCATTGATTCTAAGATAGTTGCAACG